CGGTCAGCCCCAGCGCGGCGGCGGCGCGCGGGCCGGTGATCAGCACCGGCGTGTTGATCGGGAACGGCTCGTCCGCGCCGCCGGTCAGGGCCACGGGGGCGGCACCGGCCACGGGCACGTTGCTGCCGCTGCTGCCGGCCGCCACGGCGGCGGTCACCAGCGCATTGGCGGGGACAGAGGCGACGATGGCCGCGATGATCTGCGTCAGGGTGGACGTGGGTACCGACGAGGCGCTGGTGGCCAGGTTGACGACAATCGCGTTGCCGGTCACCACCACGCCCAGCGCGGCGCTGGCCGTGCCGGGATTGCGCAGGTGCAGGCTGATCGCGTTGCCCAGCACACCCACCGGCTTGGCGGTGACCAGCAGCGCGGCGGGGGTGATGCCCAGCGTCGCGCTGGCCTTGGTATCGGCACTGGCCAGCGGCGCGGTGCCGACAAAGCCGATGATCGACGATTTGACGGTCTGGATCGGGCGGATGCCGTCGTCGATCTGGACGACTTCGATCCCGTGGAGAAACTGATCAGGCATGGGGTGGTCCTTTGCGGGTCAGGCGGAAATCATGGCGGCTTCCCTGAACAGCTCGTCCAGGTCTTCCGGGTCGGTGATGCCGATGGCCGGGGCCAGGGCGACGATGGCGGGGGACAGGCGGGCGTATTCGGTGGCGGTCTGCCAGGCCAGCAGGGTCAGCCCGCCGGCGGCGGTGGCGGCGGCGGTGGCATCATCCAGCAGGCCCCGGTTCAGCAGCGCGCCCTTGGCCTGAAAGGCCGAAACTCTGGTGGCCGCGCGCCAGGCCGCCAGCAGCTCGGCCTCGGTGGGCGGGGTGGGCCACAGCAGGGTCGGCGCACCGCCGGGGCCGGGCACGATCTGCGCGCCCTGGGACTGGGCAGTAAACAGCGCCGCGTAGTCCTCGGCGCTGACCGGGACGGCGTCGTCCGGAATGGCCGTGCCGTGAAGCTCGGGCGTGTAGAACCCGTTCGTTGTGGCGGAGAACCGGTAATCCATGAGTTTACCTTCCAAAAACCAGAAAGAGGGGTGTCATGCCATTGCTGTCGGTCACCGACTTGAAGACGCGCAGCGTCGTCGTCGTGAGAGACACGTATGAGATCGTGCTGTTTGAGGTCGACCCCTCGTTGACCAGCCCGCTGACAACTGCCGAGAGGGGAGTGTTCGGAAAGGTGATCGGGAGTGTGATGTTCTGGAACCCGGACGTAATGTTTGCCCCGACGCCCCATTGCATGATCAGCCCGCTGGGAAGGCGCTGCCATCCCGCTGACGTCAGGCTTTCCGCCACCCCCGTCGTGCGCCAGATTTCCGACCAGGCCGACCAGACGCTCCCGTTCCAGAACCGCGTCCACATCCGGCTGCTGGCGCTGTCGAACGCCATCTGGTTCACCGCGCTGGCGCTGGCCGCGATCACCTCCAGCGTGCCCGCCACGCCCGACGCGGGCGTGTTCGCATCGCCCGAGGCAAAGCGGTAGCTGCCCGTCAGCCGCGCGGCGGCAGAGTTCAGCGTCACCAGCGGCACCGCCGCCGCCCCCAGCCCGGTGTCGTCGATGACCTTTTTCAGAAAGGCCGTGCGGTTGGCCAGCAGCGAGGCCTGCCAGTTCATCAGCCCAGAGTCGGCTGCGGGGTTGACCGCGCCGCCGGTGGGCCACCAGCCGTCTTCCAGCCGGGGAATCTGCGCCTCGTACTGCTGCAATTCGGGCAGGTAGTTCAGGGTGGCGATGTTCACCATCAGACAGGCACCTCGTAATTGTAGACGCCGCCCAGCGGCACCTGATTTCCCAGCGACCAGACGTCCCGACCGAGGACATGCCGGATGCCGCCCACCACCTCGATCCGGCGCAGGCGGCAGCGCAGCGGGGCCACGGCGCGCAGAAGCGCCGCCAGCCGATCCGCCTCGGCCCGGAAGATCGGCACAGCAACTTCCACCCAGTAATCGGCCCAGACCGTGCCGGACCAGCCAAGCCGCCACGTGCGGCCCATCGGGCGGGTCTGGCCCAGACGGGTCAGGTCCTTGGCCTCGATCAGCGTGGCCGTGCCGTACCCCGCCGCCGCCAGCGCCGCGACCACAGCACCCCGCGTGCCCTTGCGCCGGTGCACCGCGACCGAGGCGGCGATGACCGCGCGCTGGCGTTCCTCCGGCCAGGTGCCGTCCCATTCATCCACCGACAGTGCCCAGGCCAGCCAGGGCAGCAGGGCGGCGGGGCAGGTGGCGGGGGTCCACAGGCTGGCATTCGGCACCGGCACATCGCCGATCCGCGCGGTCGCGGCCTCGATGGCGGTTTCCTGCGGCGTGGCGTTGGGGGGCAGCAGGCTATTCATCCACGCCCCCGTTCGTCAGGGTGATCGCGGTGCACCAGCTGGCCTGGGCGCTGCCGATGGTCAGGGTGGCGGCGGGCGCGGCCAGCACCACGCGCTGCACGCCGGGCTGGTGCAGCGCCGCGAACAGCCCCGACAGCGTCACGTCGCGCCCCAGCCGGTGCTGGGCGCTCGCATAGGCCGTGGCAGCGGCCTGGGCGGCGGCCATCACCACCGCGCTGTCGGGGCCGGCATAAAAGTGAAGCGTGGCCGTGATGGCGTAATTGACGATGGCCGCCGACTGCACCACCACGTTGTCGCACAGCGGGCGCACATCGTCTGAATTCAGCGCCGCCGCAACCGTGGCCAGCAGCGGGGCCGGGGCCGCCCCGCTTCCCGTCCGCGACAGCACCGTCACCAGCACATCGCCGGGGCTGGGGCTGGTGGCACTGACATCCAGCACATCGCCGTCCGCCGACAGCGCGTGGAACACATAGGCCCCTTCCGGGCCAGCGGTCGAAAACCCTTCCAGCGCCAGCTGCGCGCGCCGCCGCAGGTCCGCGTCCGATTCGAGTGTCGGGGCCACAGGCGGCACGGCCAGCGGATCGCCGGGGCTGATCACCAGCCGCACCACGCCGAACAGCGCCGCCAGATTGTCCAGGTCCGCCCCGGTGGCACGGGCCAGCGTCACGGCCTGGGCCGCATCGTTCACCCGGGCGCGCAGCAACAGTTCGCGGTAGGCACAGACCTCCAGCAGCTTCACCACCGGTTCGCTTTCCAGCGCCAGCACGGCGGCCAGTTCCGGCGCGCGGGCGGCAAGATCGGCCTTCATCGCGGCAAGGATCACCTCATAGTCCAGCGTCTCGACCACGTCGGGCACCGGCAGCAGGCTCAGGTCGATGGCGCTGTAGCCGCTCATGCCGTCACCTCGGCTGCCAGCACGGTTTCCAGGCCAAGGACCTCGCCGGTCAGGGTCAGCGACAGCTTGCCCGCCACCGCATCGGCCACCTCGACCCGGCGCAGATCAAAGCGCGGTTCCCAGCGGTCAATCGCCTCGGCGGTGGCGGCGTACAGATCGACCAGGGTTTCGCCGTTCAGCGGCGCATCGATCAGGCGCGGCAGGTCCGAGCCATACGCGCGCCGCATCACGCGGCTGCCCAGCGGCGTCGACAGAATGTCGTTGATCGATTGCGCCAGGTGCTGCTCTTCGGGCAGGACGCGCGCGGTGGTGGCGGACAGGCCGGACATCACACAGGCACCCCCGTCTGCGCCGGTCCGGTGGCAACGCCGCCGTGGACATGGCTGACCAGGCTTTTGCCCGAGGCAACCACATCGGCAGCCGAGGTGACGTTGCCCGCCACGTCGATCTTGCCGGTGATCTCGACATCGCCCTCGATGTACAGCTTGCCGATGATCCGCACGGTGCCGCCGCCCAGGTCCATCGTCGGGCTGGCCGCGTTCGGGGCCACCGCGTTGCCGTCGATGGGCAGCGACCCGCCGACAAAGGCGCGGGCCATGTCGCCCGAGGGGGCGTAGACCGTCACCTGTTCGCCGACCGACGGCATCCAGTGCAGCCGGATCGTGCCCGACCGGATTTGCAGCACCGGGATCGATGCGGTGTCCAGATCGCCGATCCTGACCCGCACGCGCGACGTGGCATTGTCAACGGCGGTCACATAGCCGACCTGGCAGATATTGGCGATCATCCGGTCGGCCTCGGCTGCTGCGCGGGTCATGGCGCACCCCCGATCAGCTCGTAATCATCCTCGA